CTTAAGTGGGAATTGGCTCTGCCTTCTGTCATAGAAACGGCTTATCGCCGTGACCTTGACATTGCGACAGAGAGCTCGATTGTAACGAGCGGGCTGTCTCTTGATGAGTTCAGCCTGGGTGCCGCGCTTGCGATTGCGCAGACACGCCACCCTACACATCGCTGGGGTAACTAACCAGCAAACGCCGTAAGGCCTTCGGTCCTTTTGTGGACCGTCGTACATCTAAGCATGCTAAGTAACACACTTAACACCAACGAGATCAAGAACGCAACTGGGACTGAAGTTGAATTCAGTCGCATTTCGCAAGGCGACCGTCAGACGGAGTTTTCGCAAATTACGGAAACTCCGAATGCCCCGCATCGTCTCACCGTTAAACACAGTGAGTCTGGTTCGGGTGTCAACCGTCGACGTCGGTCAGTCATTAGATTCGACAAAGCTGTCGCTTCTACTGTTGATACGACGAAGATGGTGACCGTCTCTTGTTATGCAGTCGCAGATCTCCCTGTGGGAGCTCTGACTGCTAACACTGAGCTGGCCAACGTTGTAGCCGAGTTGATGTCCTTCCTCGCCAGTACTGGCGCGGATTCGACAATCAAGTTCGACTGCACCGGAAACGGTGCCGCGACCTTGCTCAACGGTCAGCTTTAAATGCTGACCATGAGAAGGTGGTTCATTCTAGCTCGGAGAGCTAGGATCCAACGGAAGTACGCACTGCTCCGTCTTGCTGTCGGGTTGATTGGAGTTACTTCGCTCTGCGAGGGCTGTGTTAACAGCTCTGATGCAAGGCGAAGGACACTCCTTCTTCTCGACGCAATTCGGGCACAATGCGAACAATCCGCCCCCGAAGTATTTAACCATGAGGTACCTCCTCCGGATTAAACCGGAGAAGTCTACTTCATCGAGAATACTATCGAGGTTTAGCTGTGTGAGATTATCTTTCATACAGTTAGAACGTGAGCTAGGTTGTTAATTCAGCCTAGCTTCCGTTGGTTCGTTGTGAACGGATTCACGAGGTGTGTGCATGCTCTAGGAGGGTTATCAATAATGACACCCAATAAGAGCCTAGATAGCAGTTATGCCATCTACTGCACATTGCTTCGTGACGCTCAAAACGTACACGGAGTAGTGTTTAACACGCACAGTCTACGCCTAACCGAGTTAAAGGTTAGGAAGAGACTGTTTGCTGAAGGAATGGGTTTTCTTACGAAGACCCTGCCTCGTCTGGGTAAGGCTTTTGATAAAGCCTTAGCCGGATATGAGCAGTTAGACGCGTCCAAGTTGAGGTTTGATCCTCTTCCTGGAACAAAGTTGCCGAGATTTCTCGGTGAACTTTTCCAACTGGTCCTCCGACCAGACGGTGCTCTCCTTGAGCAACCGTGTGCACAGTGCGTTCGTACAATAAGACAGTTATTGTACTTGTTTTACAAGTACGAATTGCCTTATTCCGATGAACAGGAACAACAAGTCATTAGTCAGTTTGAAAAAACTGAAGATGATCTGTCGGCACTGCATCCTGTGTTCCAGACTCTGGAACTTAGTGTTGCAGATAGTTATAGAAACCGTCTTACGACTAATTCTAGTCATAATCAGGTTAATATAACCCGCAGGGCGAAGAGGCTCTTATCGAGTCTTTTCTCCCGTTTTGATCCGATGTCCATTCATCCTAGGCATGGCCCAGGAGCCGTTGCTACCAAGCAACGTCTTCATGAGAAATACCTATGGACGAATGTATCGGCGAACATCACGCGGACTTACCCTTTGGACGCATATTATTATGCATCTTTGGGGCATGTCTGTGATGCTCTCAGCTCTATAAAGAGCATGAAGAGTGAAGATCTTCCGGCACGGGTTTGTCTCGTACCGAAAGATTCACGCGGTCCCCGTCTTATCTCTGCTGAACCCGTTGATTATCAATGGATCCAACAAGGATTAGGGCGGGCGATTGTCGAGTTGGTTGAGCAGCATCCCTTAACAAGGACTGCTGTTCATTTCACAGATCAGGTGTTTAATCGCATTGGGGCCCTTCACGGGTCTAAATGCGGTAAATACGTGACCCTAGACCTCAAAGAGGCCTCG